CCGCACGGCGCTTCGAGGTGACGGAGGTGACGGGCTGATGGCCGGCATGGTCACGGTCACCGGCATCGACGGGCCGGACGGCCTCGAGCGGCTTGTCGCCGACCTAACGCATGAGGCGAAGGTCGCACCGGCTGAAGCGCGGAAGGTCGTGCAGAAGGGCTGCCTGAACATCAAGCAGGACTGGCGGAAACGCTGGTCCGGGTTCCCGCACGCCCCCCGCCTGCCGTACACGATCGGCTACGACACCAAACAGCTAGGTGGCAGGATCGACGGCGAGGTCGGCCCGGACAAGGACAAGCCGCAGGGCGCGCTGGGCAACCTGCTCGAGTACGGGTCGAAGAACAACCCGCCGCACCCGCACATCCGGCCGGCCGCCGATGAGGAAGAGCCGAAGTTCGTAGCGGCGATGGAAGACCTCGCGGTGAAGGCGCTAGGGCTGTGACCTGGCCGATCCAGGACGAGTGCGACGCGTTCCTGGCGCTGCTGGGCACGGCGGCCGGGTCGCCGGCGTTGCAGGTGCTCGACGGGGCAGTCCCGGCTGGCACGACGACGCCGTATGCGCTGGTCTACTTCTATATCGAGACGCCGAACGGCCAGATCGCACCTGATGCGGTGCCGTTGACGTTCGACTCGGATGTGATCGATGCCTTCGCCTTCATCCACTGTGTAGGTGCCGATCCGCAGGGCGCCCGGGCGGCCCGGGCGGTCGCCGGCCGCGTCCGGGCGGCGATCCTGAACCAGACGCTCACCGTGGCCGGTCGGTCCTGCTTCCCGATTCGCTGGGACAGCGGGCAGCCGCCGCAGCGCAACGAGCTGACCGGCGTGGTCGAGTTCGACCAGGTCGACGTCTACAAGTTCCGGTCGGTGCCGGGCTAGTTCCGGCGCGCGGCGACGATGGCCGAGGTCAGCACGAAGAGCACGACCGTGACGACCGTGCCGATGATGTTGGAGCTCGTTGTGATGCTGACGAGGATTCCGGCGAGCACGCAGTAGACGAGCCGGTTGCCCCAAGGGTTCCAGCTCCAGTCGAACTTGCGTCGCACCTTGATCGGCTTGTCGAGGTGAGTCTGCTCGACCAGGTGGTCGACGTACTCCTCCGACACGGAGTAGCGCGCGGCGATCGTCGACACGTCGTCGCCGGCCACGAACTCATTGATGATCCGCGCCTCGGTCTCTGTCATGGCCGCGAGTGTACGGCCAGCACACAAAAGATCACCGTCCGTCGTTCGGCGGATCTCCTGTCCGAAATGAGAGGGAGTGCCGCATGGCGCTGCTCACTGCCGTGTCCGTCGTTTCGGCGGCCACCACCGTAACCGCGGCGGCCGTGTCCGCCTCGGACACCATCGCCGCCGCCGACATCGGCGTGAACGGCGCCCTGCTGAACGTCATCAACGGCGGCGGTGGCTCGATCAACGTGACGCTCTCCGACCCGGGCCTGACCGACGTCGGCAACGCCGGCACGGCCGTCGCCCAGGCCGTCGCGAACGGCACCGACCGCTGGTTCCGGCTCTCGCCGTTCCACGTCAACCCGGCCACCGGCGTCGCGACGGTCACCTACTCCGGCACGACCTCCGTCACCTACAAGCTCATCCGCTGCTGAGGACCTGATGACCGACACGCAGAAGTACTGGATCACCGACTCCGAGGGCGTCTACGCCCTGATCGAGGGTGCCGAGCAGCTCGCGCAGTGGACGCGGATCCGCGGCTGGGCGTCGGCCGGCGAGCCGGCCCCGACCGATCAGGTGTGGGTCGTCAACGAGCACCCGGAAGTCGGCCCCGGGCGCATGCCGTACGCCGCGGTCGAGCTACACGCGGGCCTCGGATGGAGCGCCGGCCCGCCATTCGGCGACTTCGGCCCGGCACCCGAGCCGCCGGCCAAGACCACGAAGGCACCGGCCCCGGCCGGCGACAAGAAGGAGTAGCCGGCGATGGCCGACATCACCAGCGATGGCAAGACCAGGGCCTACTGGGTCACGTCCATCAGCAACATCAACGCCCCGACCACGACCGAGCTGAACGCCGGCATGGACCTCACGTCCACGCTCACCGCCGACGGTCTCGCCGGCCTCAACCCGGCAACCGCCGACGTCGACACCAGCTCGCTCGCCTCGACGTTCACGACGAACGTCAACGGGCGCACGTCGTTCTCGAATACTGAGCTCACGCTCAAGCGGCAGTCGGGCACCGACACCATCTTCACCACGCTGGGCCGCGACACCGCCGGCTACCTGGTCGTCCGTCGATCGGTCGCCCAGGCGACCGCGTGGGCGTCGTCCCAGGCGATCGAGGTCTACCCGGCGCTCTGCGAGGAGATCAGCCGGATGGACCCGGCGCCGAACACGGTCGAGCGGTACAAGATCGGCCTCAAGATCACGTCATCGCCCGCACTCCGGGCCGCCGTCGCCTGATCCTTCACCACCTCACGCAGCCGCCTCCGACTCGGGGCGGTTTTTTCGTGCCCGGCTGCCGTCCCGAACCGGTGGCCGGGCACTCCGTTCGGGACGTTCGGGCAGGGAGAACCGTGGCCGACCACAATCCACACAATGCCTATCCGGATGACCAGAGCGTCGTCGAGCAGATACTTACGTGGCTCGAAGCGAACGGCATTGAGAGGCGGCTCGTTCCAGCCGATCCTTGCGCGTCGGTCGCCGATGGGCAGCTGACAATTCAGCTCTGGGTCTCGGGTCCAAGCGGCAGCGGAATACGGGTCGATCCGATGCGGCCGAACGAGGTCATACGCGAGACGGTGACCGTTCCGGTGGCTGTCCCCCCGCCGCCAGTTGTCGAGACCTGGCTGGCGCCCAAGTGCCCGATGTGCGGGCGGTGACCGGAATGCCGACACGACCGAAGAAGGCGGCGGCCGCCGCCGTCATCAAGCCGGACTTCGCCGCGCTGCTGGCCGGGGCCAAGCTGCCCGAGCGCACCGTGCCGATCTGCCTTCGCGGTGACCTGGTCGCCGAGCACGAACAACTCAACGAACAACTCGAGCTGCTTGAGCAGAAGGCCGTCGACAGCCTCGCGGGCAACGGTGGCGCCGAGCTGGCCGAGCGCATCGAGGCTCTCGAAGCCGAGATGCGCGCCAGCACATACCCGTTCCGCCTCCGCGCACTGCCGCGCCGGGAATACCGCGCCTTCAAGGCAAAGTTCCCACCGCGGACCGGCGAAGACGGCGAGGTCGTCGAGAAGCGGGACCAGATCGTCGACTTCGACGCGGACGCGGGCGCCCCTACGCTGATTCGATCGAGCATCGTCGACCCCGAGCTCGATGACACCGCATGGGCCACCCTCGAGGAGTCCCTGACCGATCGGCAGTACGACGACCTGTTCACGGCGGCGTGGCTGCTGAACCGGGGGGACGTCGATGTCCCTTTCTCGCGCGCCGCATCGCGGCTCAACCGGCTTACCGACGCCGACTCGAAACCGCCGACCGACTAGGGATACCAGGCTCCCAGATCGACGGCCGGGAGCCGGCCACGGTCACCGAGCACGAGTACGACAGTGCCGGCCGGCTCGTCCGGTCGGTGACGACGTCCGAGCCGCGCTGGACCGAGATGGACCGCGCGGAAGCGCTCGCGCTAGCGATGCACCGCGACAGCATGTGCCCGCTCTGCGGTAAGCCCCTCGAGGTCTGCACCTCGATGGAGAACGAGGGCCCTGACTTCGCCGTCGAGTACACGGCGTGCCGGGCCACTCTGGCGAAGCTCGAAAAGCAGCGCGCCGTCTTCGGCGACAGCAAGAAGCCCGATCCCAACGCCCCGTCCTACCTGTGGGCGGTCCACACCATGCGGGGGTGAGCGATGACGCTGCGGACCGTGGGCGTGAAGCTCACCGCCGAGATCGCCGAATACCAGAGCCGGCTCAAGGCGGCCGGCCAGTCGACCCGGGACTTCAAGGCCGAACTCGACCAAGCGGCGAAGAAGGGCAGCCTCGACAAGGTCGCCGACACGGCCGGCGTGGTCGGCCTGGGCCTGGTAGGCATGGCCGCGGCGGCTGTCAAGTCGGCCGCGGACTTCGACAAGGCAATGAGCTCTGTCTCCGCGGCGACGCACGCCCCAGCGTCCGAGCTGGCACAGCTGCGCGCCGCCGCGCTGCAGGCCGGCAAGGACACGATGTACTCGGCCACGCAGGCGGCCGACGGCATCACCGAGCTGT